GTACAGAAAAAACATGGCAATGCTATTAAAAAAAATCTCAATACTGGTACACCGTGGAATATTGGAACAAAGGGTCAAAACATAGGAACTCGCGATCATCTGTCTCAAATAGTTAAAAATAAAATCAGTCTAAAAAATTCCGGTCCCGGAAATGGAATGTACGGTGTTAAAATGTCTGACGCTGATAAAGAAATGCGATCGCAGATTATGAAATCCAAGATATTAGCCGGAACATTTACGCCCAACAGTAATAATAGAAACACACACTGGGATGCAACATTAGACGGAACGGCCTACAGATCAAGTTGGGAGGCATTGTATCAATATATCAATGAATTTGCAGAATATGAATCACTGAGAATAAAATATGAACTGAATTCTGAGAATCATGTGTATATTGTGGACTTTGTGGACCACCATAATAAACAAGTTATAGAAGTTAAACCAAGAGAATTATGTTTGGGTGAAAAGTTTACTGCAAAAATGTATTCTCTCAATGAATGGGCAAAAAATAACAGATACACTGTGTTATTAGTTGACAAAGAATGGTTACAAGCCCAGATTCTGGATATTGATTATAATCGATTTGACGATAAAACAGCAAAAAAAATAAAGGCATTATATGAAACTAATTAACCGAACCAAAATCATCAAACCAACAGAAGTGTACAACTTACACATAGAAAATGATCATAATTATATTGTCGAAGGAGCTGTTGTGGCAAATTGCCACATGGCCAAAGCCGACGCACTCAAGACCCTGCTGACAGGTGCCATGTGTCAGATTCCCCTAAGATGGGGATTGACAGGAACTATACCAAAAGAAGCATTTGAAAGCCAAGCATTGTTGGTAAGTCTAGGACCGGTGATTTCAAAATTAGCTGCAAGCGAATTGCAAGATCGTGGTGTGCTGGCACAGTGTCATGTGAACATAGTGCAACTGGTGGATATTCGAGAGCACAAAACTTATCAAGAAGAATTAAAATATCTATTAGAAGAGTCGGGTAGGCTAGATGCTATTGCTCAATTGGTACTACAAGTAAACGAAACTGGCAATACCTTGGTACTGGTAGATCGTGTAGCACCCGGGCATGAATTAGTTTCCAGGCTTGGCGATCAAGCAGTATTTGTGTCAGGCGCAACTAAGGGAACCAAGCGACAAGAAGAATATGACGAAGTGGCCACAGCTACAGGAAAAATCATTGTGGCCACATATGGTGTAGCTGCTGTGGGTATCAACATACCACGCATCTTTAACTTGGTAATGATTGAATCAGGCAAGAGTTTCACCAGAGTGATTCAATCAATTGGCCGTGGCATTAGAAAAGCTGAAGACAAAGATCATGTGCAAATTTGGGATATTACCTCCACTTGCAAATTCAGCAAACGACATTTGGTCAAGCGCAAGGCCTATTATAACGATGCTAACTATCCGTACACTCAAGAAAAATTACAATGGATGAAGATAGCATAAGTTTTTTGCAATTATCCCCGTGCTGGCGATGGTAGTTTGATTGTCCACCGACAATAGCATTGCAGTGCGGACAGATAAATTTAGACTTTGGCAAATCTCTTGACTTTGCTCAATGAATGATGCTATAGTAACACTTAGTATATTTGTTTTGTAAATACATTGCTGATAGTTCCTTGATAACTGTTAGAACAGATGGTAGTTGACGCTACGTGATCTGCACTTTTATCCTGGAGAAGAAAATTCGCATATTAACCCTTGACAACCGACCTTATGATCTCACACATTTACCTGAAGAAGTAGATGATATGAGATTTGCTATATTAGATAATTCTGACTCAGCCAATCCTGACTATCATTACATACCGTTAATCTTTTTAGAAAGTTTTAATTCTCCTGCATTGGTATTGCAAATAGGTGATGATCGAATCAAAATGCCCATGGATTGGCAGGTGCTAATTGGAGAACCCGATGCGGGCGATTTAGAAATGTTACCACTCACCAGTATCAACGATCGCGGATTTAAACTGTTTCAATTTAATCCTCTTAGCAGTTTCCGCCCAAGTTTTCCGCCTATTGAAATTGTAGACGTGTATCAGGAAGTAGCATGGTATGCACCTAAACTAAAGAATGGGCAGATGCTATGTGTACCAATCAATGATGCACCTCAACCAGACTGTGTGTATTTTGTTAAAGATATCAGTCGTAACTGTGAGATTGTGGACTACAATAAAGCGTGGTAGAACATGACAGACGTATCTTACAGCAAGAAACTTAAAAATTTTCCTTCGGTTAATTATACCAGCTTGCGTGAGAGTGTGCGTCGTAGAACGTACATGCAATATCAATTTGACTACTATGGTATACCCAAACATAATGTATATCTGACTGAGCGATTTGATAAGATCTCAGACCGTGTACAAGTATCCGGCACCGGACTCATCATGCCCGAAGTACATACTCAAATGGGAACTATAATTTCTCATTTAAATTTAATGAGAAATTGGTATGTATCAACTGATGAAGAATATGCTATCTTTTGTGAAGATGATACCAGTTTTGAAAGTATAAAACACTGGAACTTTACTTGGGATGAATTTGTACAACATCTTCCAGAACATTGGAACGGGGTACAACTACGAAAAGTTCTAATGCCTTACTGTAATCCAGCCGGAGATCCAAATTTGCAACTCAAATTGACCAGAGGTAGATGGTGGGGAGCATGTTCGTTGTTCACACGATCCTATGTTAAAGATATATTAGATGCCACTTGTCGGGGATACAATAGCTATACACTCGATACTATCTTTATCCGCGATTTACCATATGGTCCTATCATTGAGAATTTACTGTATTTGCAGCGTGGTGGGGTCTATAATTTTCCAATGTTTGTTGAAGAGTCCGGGCTGGGTACTACCTTTATCAATAAAAAATCAATCACAGAAGGTGTAGAAGTTGCAAATGATTCGCAATACTGGTCTGACAGAATAATTCTAGAACAGTGGCAAACCAATGGAGCAACATTGGATTTCAAAGATGCCATGATGGTACTTAATTGATCATGCCAATATTTGAAAGTCCCGATCATGGTAATACAGTGTACTCAAGAGAACCCGGGTCAGACCATCGTGAGTTGATTAAAACTTATGATGCTAGAACTCACGATGGTAGACCCTTACGCGAACATATCATGGAATCAAAACTGTGGGGTGATATTCGTCGAGCAGCAGAAACCAATCCTGCTTTACAAGATGCGCTGGAACGTGCTATAATGATCTATCACTTGACCAAGACAAAATAATGGATAAACTACACATCTCTAATGAAATGCGGCAAATGGACGCAAAGAATCGAGCATTCTATGATGAGCTCACACCGGAAGAACTCAAAAAGTTCAGCACGTTTCTTATGGTACGTTGGGGCAGCACAGTAGGTGGCAGTCAAGAGCTACAGGAATACTATGTGCAGAGCGTGAATCATTACTTGAACAAGCATTTCTTTACCATGCACAAGCATCCTAAACTGCAATGGCTTATGGCCACCGCAGCAAGTCCGGGCATGGGGTCTATGCGGCATGATTGGATTTCACTCAAGAAGAAAGAAGGCGGAGACTCTGCGCTAAAGAAGCAATTGAGAGAACTGTATCCGCACTTCAAGGACGATGAAATTGATTTGATGGCCACAATGACCACTAAAAAAGAAGTCACACAACTTGTACGTGACCATGGTGACCTCAAGTAATTTTACCTGTCGATATTGTGAACGATCATTCAGCAAGGAATCTAGTCTGAGTGTACATGTGTGCGAACAGAAAAAACGATATCAAGAATCTTCAGAGCGTGGTGTGCAATTGGGTCTGCAAGGCTACTTAAAGTTCTATGAATACACTCAAGGATCGGCTAAGTTAAAAACCTGGGATGACTTTGCTAAGTCTCCATACTATCGTGCATTTGTGAAGTGGGGTAGATATTGTGTAGATGTTCGAGTGATCAATCCTGTGCGATTACTGGAATGGTTGTTGAAGAACAACAAGAAGATTGACAACTGGTGCAGTGATAA